GCAACTACATCATTGGTGGAATCACCGTCGGAACGATCATCTTGATTGCCGGCGGCGTTTTCTATATGAAGAAGAACGAGTATATCTAAGTTCTTCCTTCGTTACCTCCTTTCATCGTATCCGCCATACAAATAAGTTGAAGTCATCACAAGGGGTGATGATAGGACTTGACCAAGACATCGTATATGCGGTGAATCGGTTTAGACCTCCCAGTAGGGATATACGCAAGCGCGTAGAACAGTATGGCGTAGTAGGTGCGAGCCCCGATAACTACTCGAGGCGTGCCTTGTGGTCTAACCTCATACGTGAGTATGAGATCGAATCTAAGGCGAGCATGTTGTGCGGCCTATATTGGATTCGATGCCAGGACGTAGCGACTCCTGGTAAATACTAAATAAAAGAAAGATCTTCACCTACCCCGGAGATCTTTCTTTTTATAAAATATTCAACGCTACCATAAATGGAAAGAAGGTGTTGAAAAATATGTTTGAAGAACTTAACCAACCTGGATATGATGGGTCTTTTGAATTAGATCCATTCGGGAATCCAAGAGTCGTCAGCGAAATCGAAATGATGAAGAATATCGTAATGTTCGTTCTTTTTTCAAAGCCTGGACAATACCCATCACTACCGGACATTGGACTCGATATTGAATCGATGCTATACTCATTTTTTGATGAAATTGATACAGCCGGTCTG